CCCGGAGCAAAACCCCGGAATTGGCGGCAATCGAATTAGATAATATGCGGCAAAACGTGTATTTCATTCAATCCGGGTTAAGCCCGAAATGTTTAGCGTTTGCCGTGTTGGTTAAATCAATCGACGGAACCCCGTACAACGATTTATCCGACGACGGGTTGCAAAAGGTCGTCGATATGTTCGGCGACGTGCCAATTAAAGAGTTGACCGCCCAAATGGAAGCGGTCAAAAAAAAAATAGATGAAGAATTGCAAATGTATTTCCCCCGGTTGTTCGATGATGCGACGGTTAAAGAGTATTACGACGAATTGCGCAACCGCACAATGTTAATGTTGGATGCGATTATAAACGGCGATACAGAGGATAAACGGGCGGAAATTGATAAAATAACGACGATGTTGTTGTTGTACAATCGCCCGGTTGTTTTTAGTGGTTCCGATAACATGGAAATTCAGTACGATAAACAGTTTGAAAATATGTGTTTAACCATATCGCAACATTTGCACGTACCGGAACCAAAGAAATACACCGTATTGGAGTATTACAACGCATTTGAGCGGATAAAGGAGTTGTTGAAACCAACCAAAAATAAAAACGGCGTCAAATAAGGCGATTTGCGGCGTTGTTTTTCTTTGGTTGATTAACTACATGGAAAAGAAAAGATAATTTAATACGGGGCAAATTGCCCGCAAATAACGTTAAGTATGGCAGATAATAACAACCCTATAAAATATAGCGACCTTGTAAGCCCGGACGATTCGATTACAAAGTTGATTAATCAGTTAGACCAACTTTCCGACACCTATATGAACACTCTAAAAAATATAAAGAGTGAGGCGATAACGGTTAAGGCTGCATTGGAGGGCGTAAGCGGGGCGACCGAAAACGGACGTAAAACAATCCGGGGGGCGTCCGCCGATACCGACAAATTGACACGGGCGGCAAAGGATTTGGCATTTGCGGAAAGCGAGAACGCAAAACGGTTGGCGGAATTGAAGCAAGCGCAAAAAGAGGCGAACGAATTAAACAAGTTGACAGCCCGGTTGAACCAATCCATCGAGGGTTCATATAATCGTTTGTCCGCTCAATACTCAATCAATAAAATATACCTCAATAATATGACGGTTGAGGAAAGGGAGGCGACCGAGGAGGGGCGCAAATTGGTTGCCGAAACAAAAGCGATTTACGAGGAAATGAAACGGTTGCAGGAAGCGACCGGGAAAACGTCGTTAAACGTGGGTAACTATTCCGACGCCGCAAAAGGGTTGACGACCCAAATAGAGAACCAAACGAAGCAATTAGCATTGTTACGATTGGAGGGCAAACAAGGAACCGCCGAATATCAGCAATTGAGCAAAGAAACCGCAATGTTACGAGATGCGGTTAAGGATGCGACCGATGAAATTACCCGCATGGCGTCCGATACGTCCAATTTGGATGCCGTATTAGGTTTGGCGGCTGGTGCGTCCGGTGGGTTCGCCGCATTTACCGGGGCAATGGAATTGTTCGGGGCGGAAAGTGAGGACGTACAAGAAGCGCAAAAGAAGTTACAGGCAGCAATAGCCATTACAACCGGGGTGCAAGCCATACAAAACGCAGTACAAAAACAATCCGCAATTATGTTGGGTATTTCCCGGCTACAAATGGCGGCATTGAGCAAAGCGCAAGTTTATAACCGCCTTGTTACCATGCAGGGAACAAAGGCAACATTGGCGGCTACAATTGCGCAAAAGGCTTTCAATCTGATTGCCGCCGCAAATCCGTATGTTCTTTTGGCGTTGGCATTGGTTACGGTTGTGGGGGCTTTAGTTCTGTTTGCATCTAATACCGATAAATCGGCAAAGAACCAACAAAAACTTAACGAGGCGCAAAAGGCGTGGTTGGATTATTTGGAAACCGAGGCAACCGAAATGAACCGGGTTAGCAACGAACGTGTCGCCCAATTGAACCGGGAATTAAACATTGCTAAAGCCCGTAACGCTTCATTGTCTGAAACCCGAAAGATTGAGGACGAAATATTAGCCGAGCGCACAAAGGCACACAATAAAAGCGTTGGTTTTTACGGTCAAGAATTAGACGATTTGGAAGCGAACCGGGCAAAGTTGAAACAACTAAACGATATGTTGGTACAACTCAATAACGCCAAAGCCCGTGGAGATAAGAAAGTTTATATTGATGTTGATTTAGACGGCAAAATTGATAAAGTCAAGGTTGATGAAGCGATTGAAGCCGTGCAGGGTCAAATAGATAATACCGGGCGGGCGGTTGACATTGCCGTTAATCTGAAAACCGAGGGGGCGGATTTGGACGCCGAAAGAAAGATACAAGCGGCACAACGTCAACAAGAAAACCGGAACAATGCCAAAGCCGAAACCGACATATTACGAAAAGCCGAGGACGCCCGGATTGCTTTAATTAAAAACACGTTCGACCAACAACGAGCGCAACGCCAAGCCGCCAACGCCCGTGCGATTGCTGATATACAATTGCAGTTGAGAACGGAAACCAATTTAACGGTTAAGGCACGCAAAGCGTTGAACGACCAAATTGTTTTATTACGGGAACAATTGGCGGTTGATATGGTAGATATTGCCAACCAACAACGGGCGGCGGAATTGTCCGCACAACGGGCAACACAGGACGCCCAAATTGCATTAATGGCAGAGGGTGCGGAAAAGCAACGGGAACAATTGCGGGTTGAGTATGAAAGGCAAATACAGGACATTAACACCCGGTTAGAAACCGAGCGGGGATTAACTGAAACACAAGTTGCCGAATTGCTTAACCAACAATTACTTTTGCAACAACAATACGCAAAGAGTTTGGGCGAATTGAACGACCAAATTACAATAGACCAAATGCAAGCCGCCGCCGACCGGACGCAATTACAATTAGACGCCGCCCGTGAGGGTTCGCAGGAAGAAATAAATTTGCGCATTCAGTTGTTACAGCAACAACGGGCAATCGAATTGGCACAAAATAGGCAATTAGCCGAGGACGTGCGCCAATCCGAGGCGGATATTAACGCCAAATATGATGCCGAGGTATTGAAGCAAACGACCGAGTTAAACCGACAACGGGCGTTAATGTTATTCGACCAAACACAAGCGTTGGAGGCGTCCGAATTTGATTTAATTCGTAATTCCGAGGAACGCAAAACCCGGTTCCGGTTGGCACAAGAAAAGGCACGTTTGCAAAAGATTTTAGAATTGAACAAAGCGGCGGGCGTTAAAATGACGGATGCCGAGGTTAAGACAATCGAAAATACCATTGCGAAAATCGACCAAGAAATTGAGAAAAGCAAAGGCGACGAACGGGGAAACGATATTTACGGATTGTTTGGGCTGAATTTGGACGACGACCAAAAGGAGGCAATAAGTACGTCCGTTTCTTTTGCCATTGAGCAATTAAATAGTTTTTTGGATGCAAAGGTACAAGCCGCCGACGCCGCCGTTTCCGCCGCCGACAAAGAGGTTGACGCAAGCCAACGCCGATTAGATGCAGAATTAGAGGCACGGGCGAACGGTTACGCCAATAATGTTGCAATGGCTCAAAAGGAATTGGACGTTGCGAAAAAGAACCAAGAAAAAGCCCTAAAGGAGCAACAAAAGGCACAGAAAGCACAGGCGGCAATACAAACGATACAACAAATTGGAAACCTTGTAACGGCGTCCGCTTTGATTTGGTCGCAATTGGGGTTCCCGTTTGCAATCCCGGCAATTGCTATAATGTGGGGTTCCTTTGCCGCCGCCAAAATCAAAGCCGCCCAATTATCCAAATCAGCCAACGCCGGGGGTTCGGAAAGTTACGGCGATGGTACGGTTGAATTGTTGGCGGGCGGTTCCCACCAATCCGGGGACGACGTGGATTTAGGAACCAAACCGGATGGAACCCGGAGGCGTGCCGAGGGCGGGGAATTTTTCGCCGTTATTAATAAACGTAATTCCCGGAGGTTCCGCCGAATAATCCCGGACGTAATTAATAGTTTGAACCGGGGAACGTTCGCCCAAAAGTACCTTAATGCCTACAATACCGACGGCGTTAATGTAACGGTTCAACAAAACAACGCCCCGGATTTGCGAGATTTGAAAAACGATGTAAGGGAGATTAAAGAACAAAACCGCCGCCGTCGTTACGTCGATGGCAACGGTAATGTTATTGAGGTTTACAAGAATTTGACACGTAAAATTAAAAAATGATATGAACCCAATTTATAGACATTCATTTTCCGATGTGTTTTTTAAAACCGGAATTATAAACGCTAATACGGGGGCTTTGATTACGTCCGGGGATGCAGTACAAAATCGCTATTATAGTACCTATGTTTCTGTTAGTAATGTTTACCCCCGTGTTTTGTTAATTAATACAGGGGTTGACCGTGGGGCATTTTATGATAGCAATAAAAAATTTATAAGTAGTTTTATTGGAGTAACGACGGGTTCGGTTGATATTCCAAGTAATGCGTATTATTTGCGATTTGTCGTTTATAAAACAAGATATAACGCCGGAACGGTATTTGCCCGGTTAGGAACGGCAACGGCGCAAAATTTGGTTTACGGACGTAAAGCCAACCCGATATATAAGGACGATTTGGCAAAGGAGTACGAATTAGAAACAAACCAACGGTTTTATCGTGCCAAATTATCCGGAAAAATATCATTTATCCGGGACGATTACGATTTTATAAATACCCGTCCGTTTGATTATGAGTTTTTTTACGGGATAGATAAAAGCAACGACGGCGGTAAAACATGGGTTCCCTATTTTTCCGGTAAGTTTATGAAAACTGATTGTACATTTGTTGATTATGATAAAAAAGTTACCGTACAACCCGATGTAATAGACGATTATAACGAAGTTTTGGCGGGATTGGAAAAGGAATACAATTTAATAACATTAGCCCCAACAATCCAACGGATAACGATAAACAAGCGTCCATTAATTCAAATATACGTGCCAGGCGATAGTATCGTTTCTTGTTTTTTAGGCGGTACGAATTGGGAACAGGACGCAAACGCCACGACCGACCAAAACGCATTGGTACAAACGTATCATTTCGCTTTATGTAATATATTGAAAGAAATACAGATTACGCCGGACGGTTCCCCGGCGGTAATAGGGGGATTATATACCGGACGAATGGCGACGGGTGCAAGTGCGGACACATTCGAGGGGAAATTATACCCGGAGTTAAATGTTAATTATTATATCTACATTACACAACAACGGGTAAGCGGCGGTTTGCCTTTTGGTCTTGCATTAGTTGAGATACGCCGACAATCGGACGACGTGGCAATGTTTCGTTATTCAAAAGCCACAACATCCCCGTTTGATACATTGGAGTTTGATTTAACCGCCGTTGAGGGTTCAGGGGCAACCGGGACAATGCACGCAGATATGAAAAGTTATAATATATATGCCCGGTATTTGTGCGATGTGGAGAAAATCGATGACCTTAATACATATCCATTGCCCGCCGATGACATAGTTGATAATAACCGTAATTATAGGCGTGCGATTGGTTACGCAATCGACGTGGCGTTTATTTCAAACAACTTTTCAGATACCCCGACCGAGTGGGGATTAGCGGACAACGGGAAATATTTTGCGCCCCCTTATTCGATTTACGGACAAACGTTTTATCCAATCGCCCGGTCAACGTGGCGTTATGCGTCGTTATGGTTTGGGTTTTATTTGATGGATTGGATATTAGAGGAAAAAGCACGAAAGGCGTACACGTTACGGGATGCGTTCCCGGTTGCGTCTTGTATATCTGTTTTGCTTAAACAGATTGCCCCGGATATAACCCACGCAGCAACGGCGGAATATAGCCAATTTTTGTACGGTGGAAATAATCCAATATCCGGGTTAAATTTCCGGTTGCTTGTATCGCAGAAAACGAACATTATAAACGGCGAATATCAGCAACCCGCACAAAAAGCCCCGACGACCTTACAACAATTTACCAATATGTTACGGGATTGTTTCAAATGCTATTGGTTTATTGAGGACGGCAAATTTAAAATTGAGCATATCCAATATTTTCGCAATGGCGGTTCCTATTCCGGCGGGGTTGCGTTAAGCCACGATTTGACAAAGGAATTGAATTTGCGCAACGGGAAACCGTGGGCGTTCAACACATCGGAATATTCGTTTGATAAGGTCGATTTGCCCGAACGTTACCAATTTGAATGGATGGACGACGTTACGGCGGCTTTTGAGGGATTGCCGATACAAGTAATTAGCAAGTATGTAACGCCGGGAAAAGTTGAGGAAATTAATATATCAAACTTTACGTCCGATATTGATATGATGTTGTTAAACCCCGGCAATATGAGTTCAGACGGGTTCGCCTTATTTGCCGCCGTTCCGCCAACGTCCGGGTCGCAATGGATATTACCGTTTACCAAACAAACCGTCAACGGAGTTGAATACTATTTGCAAAACGGATATTTAGCGTTTATCAATCTGCAATCGCCCTATTGGATGTATGATTTACCCGCCCGTCGTGTATCAATAAACGGTTCCGAGGTTTACGCATACGGTATTGAGAGAAAGAAGAAACAAACGTTTAGTTTTCCGGCAAATGACGACCCAAACCCGATGCAACTAATAAAAACGTATATCGGTAACGGTCAAATTGATAAATTAAGCGTAAATTTGTGCAGTCGTTCAATTAAAACAACTTTGAAGTATGACACCGAATAACAATTTGTCTGTATTGCCGTTTTACGAGGGCGTGCAATACCAAGATTATAAAAAATCTTATGCGTATGGCGACGTTTACCCGTTGTTTACGCCGTTGAATAAGATATTGCCTTTTCAAATTATACGACCGACCCGAAGCAACCAAATTGCATGGGTTCGATTGTATAATTATAAAATGACAAAAAGGATTGCAGATATAACCCAACCGATGAAAGAAACCGGATTGCAAATTGTTCGTTATCAATCATACGGTTATGATGTTATATTGTACCCCGGTAATTTATTGATGGCTTTAAATGTGGCAACCGAGGGGCGATATATGATTGCTATAAATGACGGTGTTCAAACTTATTATTCGGACGTATTTACGTGGGTTAATGGAATGGACGGTTATTTGTGCATTGAATGGAGCGACGCCGAAAACATGGAGGTTGACGGCGGGCAAATAGTGTACGACGTTGCGCAATTTAAAAACCGGGTTTACGTGTGTGCCGAGTTAGGAAAGCCGGAATACAAGTTTGAGGAAGAGGGCGAAGAACGGGACGGGTATTTTTTCCCGGAAAAACAAATATCGGAAAAGACGTTCCGGTTTATCTTTTTAGCCCCCGAATACCTTTGCGATGTAATGCGGTTAATCCGCATGAGTGATTTTGTTACGGTATATAGTCAAGGCAGGCAATACGATTGCGATACGTTTTTGATTACCCCTAAATGGCAAACGCAGGGCAATTTAGCATCAGTTGAATGTGAGTTCGAATGCGCAACGGTTGTTAAGAAAATCGGACGGGGCGTTATTCCAACAACCGGGGGCGATTACAATAAAGACTTTAATAATGACTTTAATAACAATGATGTAATTTAAATTTTTATCAGTATGGGAAATTACGAAGAATTGAAAGCCGCCGTTGCGTCCGTTATCAAGACGAACGGGAACCAAGAAATTACGGGTCAAGTGCTGCAAAACACGTTGACAACGTTAATTAGTCAAGTCGGGGCAAATGCGACGTTTGCCGGGATTGCCACGCCGGACACCGCACCGGGGGCGCCCGACCAAAACGTTTTTTACATCGCCACTGAAAACGGTCAATATGTTAACTTTGATGGTATAACAGTTACTGATGAAGTCGCAATTCTTACAAATAAAAATGGGAGTTGGGCAAAGAGTGTTACGGGAATAGCGTTATTGGATGCAACTAATAGAGATATATTTTACAATGTATCATTTAATTTTCCAAATGATGGTGTCGACGGAACAAATAAATATACTTTGCAAACAGCAATTGAAAAGGTTCCACAAAATCTTAGAGTACAAGGATTGAAATGTATTTTTATGAATAATTCAAATACAACATTGGATAGTTGGACTTTTCAAGGTGGAGAATATACAGATTTAGGAAGATGGATTCCTACTATATTTTTAGGAAGTAGAGTTCTTTTAATTAGTACATTATCGGATTTTTCAACATTAGACAATGTAAAAGATACCGGAATGTATTATATTAGTGGTGGTGCATTTAGATTTTGGGGAATTTTAAGGGTTTATTATGGAGGATATAATAGAAAATCCATAATACAAGAATATAGTGGAATTTTTTGTATAAACAACGGTGAAATTTCAGAAGGTTATAAAAATGTAGAACACGCATTTAGAATATTCAACATAAGTGATTCAAATTTAGAGCAAGAAATTCCTTTTAATACGTGGAGCAAATGGGAATATAGCGACGAAAAAGTAAATAAAAGGATATTTAGTTCATTATCAAAAAATGTTATAACAAGCGTATTGTATGAAAACTTATTAATTGGTTCTATTGTAGGCAATAACACGTATTATCATACAGATTTAATCCCGGTAGATAATAATACAAGAATTGATTTTTGTTTGCGTGTAAAAGGTGATTATTTTATAAAGTTCTACACAAAAGAAAAGAACTTTATTAGTGGGATTGCAGCACCGGGAGAAACAAGCCAAACAGCAGAATATATCAATATAATACCGCCAAGTAATGCGGAATTTGTACAATTCCAAACAATGAATGAATTGAATAGTGAATTTGAGCAATATAATTATTATATTAATATATATTCTAATTATTGCATAAATAAAGATTTGGAATTGTATGTGAATAGCAATTTGTATGATGTTCCGTTTAGTTGTATGGAACAAGGAACAACAAGCGGTTCAAATGTAAATTACGTTGTAACACCATATATAAGCGTATTACATGATTTTCCAATACTTGTAAGTCTTAGAATAAAAGGAGATAGTATTGGCGCATGGTATGATAAAAACAAACAGCAAATTAGTATTATAAAGTCCGGTTTTGTAGGTCAAGACTTTGGCAATGTCGTAAAAACATTGATTGCACCAAAGGAAGCATCATTTTTTAGACTTATTACAATGTCAGATAGGCACCCGGATTATGAAGAATATGAATACTATATAAAAATACCAAGTATTGCCAATTGCATTAATAATAATAATAGTATAAAAAACGGTTTTGTTGATATATACAATGATAATTGGAAAGATGGTACAATTGATAATTCTATTATAAATACATATATTGCATCAGATTATATCCCAATAAATCCATATTCTGAAAATGTTTCATTGTCAATTAGAATAAAAGGCGGTAAATATTTGGCTTTCTATGATAAGGACAATAATGAGATACAATCTTACAGAAGTGATACCGGACAAGTTGAAAATATTATTGATGAACGATTTGCGCCAACAAATGCCGTATCATTTAGAGTTTGCACAATGAAACCAAATCATGCTGAATATGAAGATTACAATTTCTTTTTAAAAAAGGTTTTTTATAAGGTTAACGACGCATTTTCATATAATGTATTACCGTCGTTGGAATTGTGGGCAGCGCAAGAAATAAATTACAATGATGGTTCTTACCCTATAAGTAAAAACTATCTATTTAGTAGCAATGGAGAGAATTTTTATTTTGCGAGAAATAAATACGGAGATGGAATTGAATTTGCATTTAAATTCGATAAAACATTGCAAAATAAAAATGCGTCCGATTATTCATGTGCAGTTTTGCCAAATGGTGATGTTATGTTTATATACAAGTCGGAAGCAGTTCCGGCAGGTACAACAAGCGATGATTGGCAATTGCCTCCAATTATATATGAAAAAAACAATAATTATAAACCTTTAATTGTTGATTTTGGAGATAGTATAAAACCGGGAGGATGGCTGCAAAATGTTGGATTTAATGCTATTTATCCATACAATTGTTTGATATTAGGAGAATATACGAGAGCAACAGCAGAAAAGGCAAGAATATGGAAAGTTGAATACCCATATAACAAAAAGGAAAATTGGAAAATAGTTAAGGAATTTGATGTTGATTATACTACATTAATACCAAATTCTATTAAACATATTCATACAATACAATTCGACCAATTTACCGGATTCGTATATGCGTGTACGGGCGATGAAAATCAAGGTTCTAATATATGGATAAGCAAAGACGAGGGGGAAACATGGGAATTTGTTTTTGGACCGTCTGAAAAATATTGCAGACTGTTAAACTTTGTCTTTACAGAAGATTATGTATATTGGGCAACTGATTCCCCAACGAATAGTTTGCATTTTTTATTCAAAGCGCAAAGAAATGAAAACGGCGTTATAAATGTAGGTGATGCAGAAGAATTAACACAACTATTGCAGCCGGAAACAGGTATGCTTTTGGCAACATACGGTTTGTCTTATGTTAAAAAATTAAACGTATTAATGTTGTTAGAACGAGTTGACGGCGGAGGTTGGGAATGGATGCCTTTAAGATTGTGGGATTTAAATACAAATCAATTAAAGACTATCGGTAAAATATACAGTATTAGCGGACAAAAAGAAAATATTGGTTTTAGGTGCCAATATTTAGAATTATATCCAAAAGATGATTCAATAATATGCGGATATAATAATTTCTTTTCGTATAGAAATAAAAACAAATTATTGGGAAATGTAAATTCAAGTCTAATTGGTACAAGAATAAACAATATACTTTTAAGATTGGGATATACAGCTAATAATGTGAATATTACATTTGAAACAATTTATAAGTAATGGAAAGAATAATAAATTGGGAACAATGGCGTATGATATTCGCCACGTCGTTAAGCCCGGTTTTAGCCTATTTAACCCCAACGGCTGGATTTATGTACGCATTGATTATAATGTTTGCTTTCAATATTTGGGCGGGTATGCGGGCGGATGGGGTAAGCGTAAGACATTGCAAAAACTTTCGTTTCAGTAAGTTTAAAAACGCTTTGGCGGAATTGCTTTTGTACGTTACTATTATACACGTTATTTATTCGGTAATGCTGCAATGTGGCGATAATGAAGCCGCCAAAGTAGTAATTAAATCGCTTACTTATGTTTTTATGTATGTGTATTTGCAAAACGCATTCCGCAACCTTATTAAAGCATATCCCACAAAGGTTGCGTTGCGTATTATTTATCACGTTATCCGGTTGGAGTTTACACGGGTATTGCCGGGATATTGGCAACCGATAATTGAGAGATACCAACGGGAACACGATAGCGATATTATTAACGATAAAGAAAAGGAGGGCGAACAATGAACCAAACAGAGATTTTAAAGTATTTGGAGGGGCAAAAAACAACCCGGACGATTACGGATTTGATTGTACATTGCACCGCAACCAAGCCGGGCGCAAAAGTCAACGTTGATGTTATCGACGGTTGGCACAAAGAACGGGGATTTAAGAAGCAACCCCAAAGCGGGCGAATTTGCGGTTATCATTTTGTTGTATTTACGGACGGGACGATTGAAACCGGGCGTTATCTTTCCGAGATTGGGGCGCACGTTTCCGGGCAAAATTCCCGTTCTATTGGTATTTGTTACGTTGGCGGATTGGATGCCAACGGCAAAGCCGCCGACACACGCACCCCGGAACAAAAGGAGGCGTTAATATGGTTATTATCCCGATTAGTTGTTATGTTCCCGGACGCAACGATTAAGGGACACCGGGATTATTCCCCGGATTTGAACGGCGACGGTATAATTGAACCGTGGGAGTTTATAAAAGAATGCCCGTGTTTTAATGCGGCAATTGAATATAGTAACATTTAATTTTGTACCATTATGACAAAGAAAGACAAAAAGGAGTATTTGGAACAATTGGTTGCCAATCAAGGGAACCAAGCGGGAATTAGTATTGCCCCGTTGTTATCCGCTATTATTGCAGATTGCGAGGACGTTTTTACGGTTACGGTTGAGGACAACCAAGAAGATACGAAAAACGTAACGAACCCACAGGCGGAAATAGACGCATTTATTGACGCCGTAAACGCCGACCCATTGCACAACATACCAAAAGTATATATTTCGGGCGTCGTAATTTCCTTTGCACAATTGGAAATTAACGAGGACGAAATAAATAGTACGGTTGAAATGGCGGGCGGACATTATGTTTTGACGTTGAGTAAAACGCCGGATAGTTCGTTAATCATTTACACGGCAAACGCATGAAAAAGTATATAATATTGGCGGCAATCATTATGGCGGTTGCCGCCGCCTTTTGGGTACAACAAAGTCGTATTAAGCGTTTGACCGCCGAACGGGATAAATACCGGAGCAATACCGAAACGTTGTTGCAGGACGTCCGAACCTATCAAACAAAGGATAGTTTGAACGCCGCAAAGGTTGGGAATTTGGAGTTAAAATTATCCGAATATAAAAAGTACCGGGCGGACGATGCGGCGTTAATCAAATCGTTGCAGACAAAGAACCGGGATTTGCAAAGGGTTACGACGGCACAAATGGAAACGATTAACGAATTACGGGCGAACGTCCGGGATAGTATCGTATATTTGCCCGGCGACACGGTTACGACCGTATTACGTTGTATTGAGTATTCCGACAAATGGGTTGATTTTGACGGATGTATTATAAATAATATGTTTTCGGGCAAAATTATAACACGGGATAGCCTTTTAATAACAGAAAGCGTACAATATAAACGTTTTCTTAATTTCCTATGGAAAACAAAACGGATAAAAAACCGTGAATTTGATATTGTTTCAAAAAATCCATATACAAAAATTACCGGGTTTGAGGTTATAACAATAGAAAAATAACTATATTTGCGGCAAACGGGGATAGTTCGGAGTAGCTACCGGATGAAAAAAGATGCAACCACTTTTCCCCGTTTCCCTTTTTGGTTGCTTACTTAAATGGTTGTATAATGGAAATTTGGAAAGATGTACCCGGATATATTGGGTTGTATAAAGTGAGTAATCACGGGCGTGTAAAATCCGTTAAGAAACAATTAGTTTTGAAAATATGTGGTTCCGGGAATAGATATAAAACCGTTGCTTTATGTAATGGGATGCGCAAAACGTTTCGATTACATAGATTAGTTGCGGCGGCTTTCATTCCGAACCCGGACAACAAGCCATGTGTTGACCATATCGACGGCGACCGAACCAATAACCATGCAGATAATTTGCGTTGGGTTACATATTTGGAAAATAATAATAATCCTATTACGAAAAAGCGATTGAGCGAAAATAACGCAAAAAATATGCAAGGTAAAGAGGGCGTATTGCATCCAAATTCAAAACCCGTTAAGATGATGAAAAACGGAATTTGCCTCAAAACATATCAATCTATCCATTTAGCCAAAAAAGATGGGTTTAACGATACATTGATAATTCGATGTTGTAAAGGGCGTATGAAAAAACATAAGGGTTATAATTGGGAATATATACAATAGACATAACAAGGGGGTTGTAACAAGGCGTTGCAACCCCTTTTTCTATTGAGCCATTTTTAGCCCGTTTCCGGGCATTTTATTTCAAAGTGGATAATTTACACGTCCCGATTACAAAAGTCGCTTAAATCGAAAATTTCAAGAAAATAACTCTTTTGGAACCAAAAACGAATTTTTTTATAGGAAAACACGAAAATAAAAGATAAAACCTTTGGTAATTAAAATAAAGGTTGTATATTTGCATCATCAAACAAGAACGACCGGGCGTTTTCCCGGAAAATAGAGAGCGAAACAATATGAATACTCAAAGCATTTATAACGGATTAGATTACACAACAAAAGAGATTAACCGCAATTTCAAAATCAAGGTAAACGGAATTGTAAACGGCAAAAAGGTTAATGTATTGGTTGGCGTGTCCGGTTTAATAAAGATTGTCGGCGACATTAAGTTAGTCAATCGTTTGTTAAAACGTGCTTTCAATTGTTACGGCGACAAAGAGGTTTGCAAATTGCGCCGAGGCGTTAAAATCACTTTCTATTATCAGTAAACAACGACGGGGCGTTTTCCCCGGAACAATATAAATTTTCAATCATGGCAAAGTACATTTTAGTTAAGAAAGTAAAGGGAAAGAAATACGAGTACCAAGTTATTGACGTCGATAGTAAAGCGATTGTTTCAAAAAGAACGTCCGCCCGTGAATATGTGGCGTGTACCGCCGACGGGTCGTTTTATTTTGGGCGTTTGGATTTAATCGGCAAAGGCGACCACGGCAAACGGTTAAGCCATACAGCGGAAATATTGGCGAACCCGGAAAAGGCATACAAAAAAATGGTTGCTTATTTCACACCGGATTATCGTAAACAATGGATTGCCGAGAACCCCGCCGAACAATGGATTGCCCGAAATGTTGAATATGCGAAAAAGGAAAAAGAGAGATTAAACGCAATTGCGTATTTGCAGTAATAACCAAGCCGGGGGCGCAATCCCCCGGCATAATCATTTAGAGCGATGAATAAAACAAAGCGTTACCGATTAAGTCAAGAAATGTATAAGATAATCCAAAATGCAAACGGCGGGTTATTTTTGCTTTATACCCGGCACAATCCCGGCGATGTGTTGAGCCTATTATTAGATGGCAACGATATTGGGTTGATGTGCCGAGTTGAGAGCCGACACGACCAATATTATAAGTATTGCAAAGTAATTACGGAGGGCGAACAATGAGCCGTAACAGAGAGCGACAACAAGAATTGCAGCCGGGGCGGGTCGATTACGCCCGTACCCGGTTGGAGGCGTTGGGCTATCCGGTTACGGAGGTAAACGCCACGACCTTACAATTTATTTTCCGGGGTTCCCCGGTTACATTATACCCGTATTCCGGTTGGTTTACCGGTCGCACCGTTACCGATGGACGGGGAATTAAGAACCTATTAAAACAAATACCTATGCGATTTGCATTAAGAAAACAAGAAAAGATAAAAGCGTATTTTGAGCCAAACGGGGACGAAATGTTGAACCGGATAAAAGAAAGTTTAACCCGGTATTTTTCCGCCGACCGTTCGGATTTCCCGGAGGGGTTCCGGGATATTGAAAGCGATTATAACCAATTGCCGGGGGAACCGTACCCGACTATTGCAATAAACGACGTCGGAAACCCAAACCGTATGATTTATTTCTATGTTACCGGGAAACAATACGACGTTTACCATGTTGCGTTTAAGGGATTTACAAAGGGTTAATATATGGGAATGATAAAAAGGAATTGCGACAATTGCGGCAAAGAATACAACGCCGATACCCGGAATTTACGCCGGGGTTGGGGACGTTGTTGTTGTAAGAGTTGCGCCGCCCAATTGAGGGAAAAGAATAAACCCGGATATAACCCGGAACGGGTCGCCGTAAATAATGTACGTCGGGAATGTTGGACGGATTGCCCGGAACCGGAACGTTACCCGTTAAGTTATGACGGGGCGGATTTCGACCAATGGGGGGATTGTGAATTTGGAATACATGATTAAAAGAGAAACCCCCGACGCAATGAAGTAACGCCGGGGGTTGATACGCAGTAACCGAGAGCGATGTTGTAAGGTTATGCGGTGCAACAAAATTAGTGCTTTTTATCTGTATTACAAGCGTCCAACGTGAACAAATAAAACTTTCAAAGGTTTTGTTTTTGGTAATATAGATTTTATTTGTACTTTTGCAGAAACAAAAACCCACCGGGGGAGTACCCGGCAAAGATATGAGAATAAAAGAGAGCGATTTATTAAAGAGATTGGCGACCGATAGCGGGAAAACAGCCAACCAAGTTGCCGAAATTATCATTTCGGAATTACTCAAAAACAAAGTTATTGAGGACACCCCGGAAAATTGGGGCGTTTCCGTTTTCGATGCAATAAACGAGGACGTAACCGAGGAACAAACCGCCAATTGTTATGCGGCAATTTCCGAGGCGTTGGGCGTATATCTGAAACGGGTATATTTCATTGTACCGGATTTGGATTTAATGGGTAACGACGATTGCCCGGAGTGCGGCGGCGAAATGGAAGTTACCGACGGGGAATATAAACAGACCGGAGGCGACGGATATTTGACCCCGCCGGAATATACCGCAATTTGGGAGGAAATGACGTGTACGCATTGCGGACACAAAGAGAGCAACGAACCGAGTTATTAACAATAAAAGACTAAAGAAATGGCAGAAATGACGAAATTAAGAGTAAACGAGGCAATCGCACGGGCGCAAACCGCCGGAATTAAAGTTTATAAAAAAGAGATTGCCGCCCGTTTATGGGAGGGACGCACCGAAAGCGCACAACAAGTTAATATGACTAACTTATGTAACGGAACGACTAAACAGATACGCCCGGAATGGGTTGTTATCATTTGCGAAATGTGTAATTGTACCCCTAATTATTTGTTTGGCTATGAAGAATAACGGGTTACAATGGTTTGAACGCATGGCGGACGTTATGTTTTCCGATAGGTTCCAAGCGAAAGCGATTATTGCGACGTTTGGGACGTTGGGCGTTGTTTGTCTGATTGGCGCATTTTGGAACCCGTGGCAATTGATGTTTGCGGGTCTGTGTGCCGCAATGGTATTATGTGGATTTTCAGAATTAAAAAAGAGTAGAAAATGAGAGCGAACAAAAAGAAACCGGAAAACCCGGTACAAAAGACGGTTGAAAGTTTGGGAGCCGTTCCCGCCGACCAATTCCCGGAAATTACCGAGGAACAACAACAAATAATCCCACCGTTTGAAGCGGTCGAGGTTGAACAACCAACCGGAATATTTGAGATATTGCCGGGCATGACGGTTGAGGAAATGACGGCAATGTTTTTTGATGAAAAAACGTTGATTGAACCCCCGTATAAGGTTTGGCAATTGAATAGTAAGGGACACCGCTATTATTACCGATATGACGACAACGGGAACCCGGAGTTTTTCCCGTCGGTTACAACGATATTGTCCCAAACGTTACCCAAAGCCCCGCACTTAATACAATGGATTGCCAACAAAGGCATTGAGGAAGCGGAACGATACAAAGGCGAACGGGCGGCGTATGGTACGTTTATGCACGCCGCATTTGAGGAATTATTAATTAACCGGGCTTATGATTTGGACGGGTTAAAAGGCAAACTAAAAGAATATATTGAGGTTTACCGATTGCCGGACGATTTTATATATTATGCCGACGATTTGAAAAAGGACGTATTGGCGTTTGCTCAATTCGTATTAGATTACGACGTGCGCCCGTTGGCGGTTGAAATTGCTTTAGTGCATCCATATTACAAGTATGCCGGAATGATTGATTGCCCGTGTACCATGTTGGCAAAGATAGGCGGCGACGAACGTATTAGCGCAATCGTCGATTTTAAGAGCGGACGCAAAGGATTTTACGAGGAAAGCGAGATACAATTAGGGATGTACCGGGATATGTGGAACGTCAATTTTGAGCAATTCCCCGTTACCCGTATTTTCAATTTCAGCCCGAAAGATTGGCGCAAACGTCCGTCGTACAATCTGAAAGAACAAACGGATAGCCCCAATATACGGAAAATCCCGTATCTGTTAGAAATTGCAGCCATTGAGGACGAAAAGAAAGATAATACGTTTACGTCGGTTAATGGTATGGTTTTATTGGATAATGCACCCGATTTGACGCAAAACGTAATATCCTTATCGTTGGCGGAATTGATTAAAACGAAAGCCCCCAAAGAGCCGACCCCGGACGAAAACACGGACGCCGCCGATAAAGTCAAGGCGGATGCACCGGAACCGGAAAAGGAGCCAAAGAAAACAACCATTGTTAAACGTGCGCCCAAAAAGGCAAAGGAGGCGGAAAAGAAAGCCGCCACGGGCAAAACGACCGCAAAGCGATGTAATACCACGGAAAAGAAAGTAAAGCCCGCAAACGAGCCTAAAAAGCCCAAAAATGAGAGTAGGAAAAAGATGTTGAACGACGACCCCGAAATTTGATTGAGATATGAAAGGAAGAATAAAACGACCGGAGGCGCAACAATCCCGTTTAATATTGCCCCGTGTCGGTCAAATAAAAATCGGTATGAAAAACGCAAACGGTTATCCGCAAAGCGTTGATTACTTCATACCAACGGGAAAGTATGCCGGGTTATTTACGCAAGCATACGGCGAAAAGCCGCAAACAATACAAATTGTTTTCCCGGACGACGACCCGGCAAAAGTATGTAACGAGCGTTACGAATACCGGGACGACGACGGGCGATTGATTGCGGCGGGCGATGGCGATACGTTCCAAGTATGGGACGGAAAGAAATACGAAACATTGACAACGGAGAAATACCCAAACTTAATGCAGTCGATAACGAAGCGTTACCCGAACAAAAAGAGCCGCCAACCCGATTGCGACGGTTGGGAGGTTACATTAACGCTAAACTTTATTGTTCCGTTGGTTCGTGGGGTTGCCGGGGTTTGGCAATTCGCCACAAAAGGCACGGCGTCCACAATTCCGCAAATTCGGGAAACGTTCGACGGTATGTTAGCGGAACGGGGATTTTGCAAAGGCATTATCTTTGATTTGAATGTACAATTTGCCACGACCCAAAAGCCGGGCGACCGTTCCCGTTTTCCCGTCGTGTCGTTGGTTCCCAATGAGAGTGCCGACAATGTTTTGAAAGTACGCAAGGCGTGGGAACCCGTTAAAGAATTGGAGGGCGGCAAATAATGGGACGAAAATTTGAAATAGAGATTAACGATACAATTATTGTTAATCATACAGAGATAAAAGCCATTAAAAGGACGGGTTGGCAAGGTTGTGAAAGTTGTTATTTTCATAAATTCCCCGGTTCATGTAAACGGTTCCCGTGTAATGCACACGAACGAAAAGACGGTAATAACATTAAATTTGTTGAAAATGACAATAAGGGATAGCAATTTTATAACCATATTAGCCCCAATGATTACGAAACTTAAATTGAAAGGTAACGAATTATTGGTTTTTGCTTTGATACATGGTTTTAGTCAAGACGGCGAAAGCCGTTTTAAGGGTTCATTGCGGTATCTTATCGAATGGACGGGATTAGATAAAAGCACGGTTATTAAGTTACTCAAACAATTAGTTGATAAACAATATATCAATAAGTTTGAGTACGAAAAAAATAAGGTGCGTTATTGTGAATATACGTCTAATTATTGGGTTGCTTTGGAGTGGTTGGAAAATCCAACTACCCCCCGGTTGGAAAATCCAACTACCCCCCGGTTGGAAAATCCAACTACCCCCCGGTTGGAAAATCCAACCTCCGTGGTTGGAAAATCCGACACAATAAAGATAGATGATATTAATAACTCTTTTGATAATGATAATACAGGGTTAAAGAACCCCGTATTGTTTCCCGATGAAGAAAAAAAAGTTGAGGAGCCAAAAGAGAAAAAAACATTGTTCCGCAATTCCGACGTTTACAAAATGGTTAAATTTGAAAACGGCGTCGGCGTGGATTATTCAGAGTTTGAAAGTAAGTTTGCGACCCCGGAATTTGAAAAGGTCGATTTGGTTTATTACTTTCATTCTGTTAGCGATTGGAGCGACCAAAAGAATATGAAGCGCACTAAAAACGGTTGGTTGGCAACCGTCCGTAATTTCATACGGGGGGACGTCGAAAAGAAAAAATTGCATTTGAAACCCGAATACAAAGCCCCAACGCAAAAATTAAACGTTGCCGGGGCAATAGAGTATTTAAAAGACGATTATTAAAATGGAAACATTACCCGAAAAGACAAACAGATTGCCCCAAACGTTGCCCGAAAAACGACAATCCGCCGCCGTTTTGCTTTATAGTGGAACGGCAAAAGCAATTGAGGTGCGCCGGGCGATGGTTGAATTACCGGAAGTTGCCAAAGCATTAACCCCGGTCGAAAAGTATATTTTCGTGGCGTCCACAAAAAAACAGATTGCCGACATTGACGACGAAACGTTGATTGCCAAAACCGGGCAAATGTTCCGGTTTATCGCAATGGACGTGGGTTTTATCATTCCCACGGAAAACCGGGACGATTGGACGTATATTTGTACCCGGTTATTGGACTTGCTCAAACGCTATTATTCGCAATTAACATTGTCGGAGGTTAAATTAGCATTTGAATTGCTGATTACCGGGGAATTGGACGACTATTTGCCAAAGGATAGGGACGGCAACGCCGAACGGAAACATTACCAACAATTCAACGCCGATTATTTCGCAAAGGTATTGAACGCATATTGCCGGAAACAAAACCAAGTTATCGGCAAAGCATATACAGCGTTGCCGGAACCGAAAAAGGAGTTAAGCCCGGAGCAAATTCGGTATTATCGCAATCAATCGGTTATGACTTGTTTAATGTGTTTTTTGCGGTATAAATATACCGGGCGTTTAGTGTTTGGATTGACCGACGAAATGTTTGTTTATAATTGGTTGTTGGGCGTTCGGTTAGCGGATGAAGTGAAAGAAACCGAGGACGATCGGAAAGAAGCGTATAACCGTTTTTTAGCACGTGCCGCCCGTGGGTTCGTAAATGAATTTACGGTTTACCACGTTCGGAAACAAGGAACCCAAAGCCCGGAAATTGATTTTACGGCGTTTGAAGTTGCCCGGAAAAAGGAGATTATAAAAGCATTTGACCGGATGATTGCCGAGGAAATGCAAGTTGATAACTATTTAAGATTTGTCTAATGGCAGCAGCATATAATGTAAACGGAAGATGTGAGGATTGCACATTTGGCGACGCATACGGCAGAAGTTGCGAACATGGGCTTTTATATCCGTTGGCAGTTTTAATAAAATATGGAGATGTATATAAATGCCCGAATTTCAAACAAAAGACGACTGAACAAATAGAAGAACAAATCAGATTAAGAGAGGAACGAAATAAAAAATGAAATTATTTATTGTTTGCTTTATAATTGGCGTAATAGGTTATTTTACAAAAGCGGGAGGATATAAAGATGAAAATTGAAAAATGTGGAAACATAACATTAATAAACGGGGATTGCATGGAGTTTATGCAATCCCAAAGTGATAAATCTTTTGATTTGGCAATTGTTGACCCACCATACGGCTTAGGCAAAAGAACTGTTGAGGGTGGGGGTAAAAATACACAAATAAGATTTATAAGTGACCTAAAAAGGACAAATTGGGATGATGAAGTACCAAGTAAAGAATATTTTGAAGAATTGAAAAGAGTATCAAATAACGAAATAATATTTGGAGGTAATTATTTTAATTTGCCCCCATGCAGATGTTTTATTGTATGGGATAAAGAAGTTTATATTCCGTCAATGTCACAAGTTGAATTTGCATATACAACATTTGATAGCCCCGCACGAATGGTTAAAATACCAAGTAGGGATAAGCATAGATTTCACCCGACGCAGAAACCTATAAAATTATATGAATGGATATTAATTAATTATGGTAAAACGGGACAAAAAATATTGGACACGCACGGCGGAAGTATGAGCCATGCAATAGCCGCACATAAATTGGGCTTTGATTTAACTATAATTGAAAAAGACCCGGTTTATTATGAAAAAGCAAAGAAAAGATTAATTGAGTTTCAAAGACAGCAAATTTTATTTTAATTATGAAAATTGATTGCATTATTGGAATTGACCCCGGAGCCGCCGGGGGTATCGTGGTTTGGCGACCCAACCACAATGCAACGGCAATAAAGATGCCGAAAGATATAAACGAGATACGGGATTTTCTCAATTACTACAAAGAGATTTGCACTCCGATTGTCTTTTTGGAAAAATTGAGCGTTCGCCCGGACGACGTAACGGTTGGGGATGCCGGGGCAAATATGGGTAAATTGTACCGCATTCAAAAGATGTTGCAAAACTTTGAGCATTTGAAAGCTATTATAACCGTCGCCGAAATACCATTTGTTTTGGTTAATGCTATGAAGTGGCAAAACGACCTTAAATTGCGTATCAAAGTAAAAGGGAAAAAGGAGGAAAAGGCAGACCGCAAACGACGGTTCCGGGATATTGCCGGGAAATTATACCCGGAAATTACCCCGGCGTTGTGGAATGCGGACGCAACGTTAATAATGCACTTTGGACGGTTCATTTTACAAAACAACCCCCGTTGGGTTTTGGAAAATTTGCCCCAACAAATGCACAACTGTTTATTTTAAGCCCGTAGGGACGTTTAATTATTCAAATGGTTGCTTATATGGCAGACGAAACAAAAGCCCCGCAAATCGAAAATCCCGAAAAAATAACGGCAAAAGATTTGGCGGAAATGGTAAAACAGATGCGGCACAACCAACGACGTTGCCAACGGAACCCAACCCCGGAAAAATTGGCAACGTTGGAAAGTTGGGAACGCAAAGTTGATGCGGTCGTTGCTGTATTGACCGATACACAAATGAAATTGTTTTGATATGGACGAAATGGATTATATCTATTTAGGCGACCGATTGACCCGCCCGGAATTGAGACGTATGCCGTGCCGGGCGGTTCGTCGTTCTGATGGTAAATGTATAAGAGGGCGCAACGGCAATATGTTAGTTGAGTTTGATGGCGTTGGTAAATGCGTTATTTTGGGGCGATTATTGCGGAAAATAAAAAAATAGCCGAAAATAAAAGATAAAAGTTTTGGTAATATAAAAACTATACGTATATTTGCGGCATGATAATAACACGACCGGGCGTTTTCCCGGTAACTCTAAAATTAAAAGATATGAGAGCGAAAACAACAATTAGCGATTTCCGGTTTGAATTTGCCGGGTACGGACATTACAAAGTAACCTACACGTCCCCCGTTACCGGGAAACAATGGACGGCAAAAACAAATGATATGCCGTTGATTGATGCGACAAAGAACGCCGACGAACCCAAACGCCGGGATTTAGAAACGCTTAAAAGAGTTTGCAAAAATGGATAAAGACGAATTGGGAGCCGTTCGGCACGCAATGACGGCAAAGGAATTAAACGACTTATATAAGAGTTTGGAAAATTTCATTGCTGATTGTACCCGGTCAGAGGTTGACGCCAACCGGGATGCGCTTAACAAGGTGCAAACCATGATACACCAACGAATGAGATTAACAACAAAATAGTAATAACCGCCGGGGGAAACCCCGGCATAAACAATTAGAGCGATGTATATTAAGAAATTGGAATTGTTGAATTTTCAAGTTATCAAAGAGTTCAACGCAGATTTTGAGGGTAATGTATATTTCATTACCGGGGACAATGAGTTAGGCAAATCAACCCTTTTAAAAGCAATCGGCGCAATGTTGACCGGGAACCGGGACGCCGTGTTGAAAAATGGAGAGGACAAAGGGTTTGCAAAAATGGTTGTAGGTAACGACGGCGAAAATTACGAGGTCGAATTAAAGTTTACCAAAGCCAACCCCCGTGGGACGTTATCCATTAAATCCCAAACAACCGGGATGCGTTCGGATAACGTTTCTATGTTGCAAAAGATTTTCGGCTACCAAGACTTTGACGCCGTGGAGTTTTCCCGTTGGAGCGAAACCGCCGAGGGACGCCGCAAACAAATTGAGGTTGTAAAGGCTTTGTTGCCGGAAAAAGTGCGCACCCGTATTGCAGAAATTGACGCCGAGGTTACGACCGTTAAGGACAAAAGAAAAGACGCCAACGCCGAGGTTAAGACGTACACAACCATTTGCGCCAACGCCGAAAAGCAATTGAAGCCCGGCGACGTCAAAACGTATGCCGAGAAAAAGGATATTACGGCGTTGATGGAAGAACAAAACGAGAACGCCCGGTTAATTGAGAAAGCAAAAACGGTTCGCCAAACCCGGCAACAAAGGGTTGAACAATTGGCGGCAATCCCCGGACGAATTAAAACCGCCAACGATAACCACGATAAAGCCGTTGCGGTTATTGATACCAATTTAGCGAATGAAGAAAAAGAGGTTGCCCGCATTATCGCCGAGGCGCAAAAACGGTTAGAGGACGCCAAAAAAGAGGCGAAAACGTCCCGTAAAAACGTCGATGCCGAATTAAAGGAAACATTGGCAACCATTGAGGCGGAAAAAGCCGATTTTGAAAAGCGCAAAGCGAATGCCGACAAATGGTTAGAGGAATACGAAGCCAATAACCCGGAAAATTTAGATACGGCGGAACAACTGAAAAAAGCCGAGGAACACAACCGTATCAATGCGTTGGTTGTAGATTACATGGCAAAGAAAAAACAAAAGGAAACCGCCGAGAAAATCGCCCGCACGTTTGAGGAAAAATTAGGCGCATTGGCAAAGGAACGGGAAACCCTTATTGCAACGTCCGAATTACCTATTGCCGGGCTTTCGTTCACGGACGACGGATTAGAATTAAACGGCGTGCCGTTCGTCGCCGGGAAAGTTTCAGATAGTCAAATTATGGAGGTTGCCGCCAAATTGATTATTGCAAGCAATCCGACGGTTAAGGTGTTCCGCATTGCAAGGGGCGAAAGTTTGGGCGAAAAGCGTTTACAGGCGATTATAGACATTGCAAGGGCAAACGGTTTTCAGGGCTTTATAGAGGAAGTAAAGCGGGGACAAACTGATTTAGTTGTTGAGGAATACACGGAAAACGAATAATAACCGGGGGCGGGCTTTCCGTCCCCTTAAAATCTAAAACAATGGCATATACATTGAACGATAATTTGAAACGTTGGGCGGAACAATACGAAACCGCCGAGTTTATCCAATCCGACCCGGTGCAAATCCCGCACCGTTACGATAGTCGGGTAAATATTGAGATTAGCGCATTTGTTACGGCGTGGATTGCGTGGGGTTCCCGCAAACAGATAATCCAAAAGGCGGATTTTATCGACCGGGAAATTTTCAAGGGTGCGCCGTATCATTACATTGTTGGAACCGATACGCAGGGAACCGCCCCGGAATGGAAGCAATACAAAGGCAGTAAAGAGAATTTTTATAGAACGTTTACATACGCCGATTTTCACGACCTTTGCGCCCGCTTATTTGACGTATATAGTAAGTTTGAGAACATGGAAAAGGCATTGCAAGCGCAACCGGGCGGGCGTCCATTGGAGCAATTACAACGTCTTTTCGGCGATGTTAAGGGCGTGCCGGATATGGAAACGAAAAGCGGTTGCAAACGCTTATGTATGTTTTTGCGTTGGATGTGTCGCCACGGTTCCCTGGTTGACTTTGGATTGTGGACGATTTGCGACCCCCGTAATTTAATCATTCCATTAGATACCCACGTACATAAACAGGCATTGCGGTTGGGGCTTGTAAAACGTCGGACGCCGGATTTGCAAACAGCCATTGAGATAACCGACCGTTTCGCCGAGATATTCCCGGACGACCCGACAAAGGGCGATTTTGCGTTATTTGGTTATGGAGTGAACAACGGTAAGGTTGCACCCGTTACGACGGAACCGGAGCCGGAAAAAGAGCAACCAACCGCCGTGGCTGATTTGTCAATTGCCGACGTTCTGAAAATGCGGTTGTTTTATGACAACGCCGCCGCCGAGGTTCGGGAAATATGGGAAAGTCGGGAAAAAGCCCGCAAAGCATTGAAAGCAACCGAGCGTTTGAAAGCGCACCCAATCGACGGGTTGCACAATGCCGGATTGTTGGAGCCGGGCGAATTTGTCGTTACGTTTGCAAAGATATTGGATAAGCGAGAAACGAAGTTATCACGGGCGGAACGGGACGTTATCCATACAATCGGAATGACAGCGTTTAATAAGACAATGAAAAAATTAATAGCCGATGAAAAAGCGAGAAATAACAGCAACGGGGACAATAAACAATAACGGTGGGTTGGCAATGTACATGGGGGAATTAAACGAGTTTTTCAAGGGTTGGAAAGGTTCCCGCATTATTGCCCGGTTTATTGTTGCGTCCCCCGGTTCGTCCGAGGCTTTGAAAGGGTATTATTTCAACTATGTTGTACCGACGTTTAAGCACGCAATTTGGGAGGCGGGCGAACGTCTTACAGAGGAACAAACCGAACGACGTTTGCGGGAATTTTCGCCGATTATGTACGTTGAACGGGTCAACGAAGAAACGGGGGTATATTCCCACGATTTGCGCACCGTGGCGGATTTGTCAAACGCCGAGTTAATCGAACATATCGAAACGCTCAAACAGATTGCCGCCGAGGAATACAATACGTATATTGACGACCCCCGCACGTTGTAGTATGTTTTGCAAGTGTAACGGAAAACGGAAAAATTACCCGTTGGCGGGTTGGCGGATTATCCGCCACGAATACACGCCAAAGCATTACAGCCGGATAAAGTGTTTACGGTGCGGGTGCGTTTGGATTACACGGGCAAAGTATGTTAAACAAACCCCCAACGAGGACGGGCAAAAAAGACTTTTTTAGTATAGAATTAAACGATAAATCCCCGATGCCACAAGGCAAATTTAAGGGGCAAGCAATGGAAAACGTACCGTATTGGCATTTGCTTTGGTTGGACGGAAAACCGTTTTGTAACCGGGACGTCCAAAAGTATATAGACGAAAACCGGGACGTTTTAGAAGTTGAGAAAAAGCGGGATAAATACCGCAATGAGAGCGAAAGTAATAATTAACGATTTAATGATTTAAGGTTATGCAAAAATTTGAATTAAAAGACATTTGTTTCTTTGATTGTGAAACAACCGGGGTTCCGGCAAAGGGTTTGAAATGGGATGCGGATTTTGAGCAATTCCCGCACGTCGTACAATTGGCATGGTCGTTGGGCGACAAAGAAAAAAGTTATATAATCAAGCCGGACAATTACGAGATACCCCCGGAAACAACCGCAATACACGGTATAACAACCGAACGGGCAATTAAAGAGGGCGTACCATTTGCCGAGGTTGTGGACGAATTTTTAGCGGATGCAAACGCCGCCCCGCTTGTATGTGCGCATAATATTTA